CGTGCAGATAAAAATGAAACGTTGGCGCTTAGCGTGTTGACACTGCCCTGTCAAACCGAAGCCTGGAGTTCCACTCGTGGTATGATTGTAGGTGCGATGGGGTTTAGCTCATCCTCATATTAAGAGGAAGGAGTAGTCGGTTACGAAATGACAGACAGGCTTCGGCCGTGTGCGAGAATGGGAAACCTACCCTTGTACCCTGTCTTTCGTTTCCTGCAATTTGGGTAGCTACGGTGGTGGCTGGGTTCCGAATGGAGTAGGCAGTAATGCTTAGAAGTCCTTTGCCACCACAACCAAAAACATCAAATCGTTAAAATCAGACACTGACAAAAGTCGGTGTCTTTTTTTATGCCATTCTTTCCGGAAAGGGGGTGAAATTGTGAAGACCGTTCAGAGATATGAACGTAACGACTCTTATTTTCTGCCTGTCGGCGCAACATTTGACGCAGACGGCTTTCTGCGCGACTCTCCCATAGTTGCACGTGCAGGCATCTACATCTATACGAATCCGGACGGAAGCGTGAGACGTGAGTACAGACCCCCTGAAGAAGTCTTTGCTCAAGACGCTTTGAACAGCTTTGTTGGCAAGCCTATTACCGTAGGTCACCCAAAAGACGGCAAAGTTACGAGCAAGACTGCGAAAAAAGAATCCATCGGCAGTATCCTTTCTCCCGGCTATTACAAGGAGAACGACATGGTCGGCTGTGACATTGTAATCCATTCACCGCAGGCCATCGGCGATAAAAGGGAACTGTCGCTGGGGTATCGAGTAGAACTCGAAGAAACCCCGGGCATTGCGCCTGATGGTCAGCCTTATGACGCCATTCAGCGCAACATCAGAGTTAACCACCTTGCCGTTGTCGATAAGGCACGTGCAGGTATGAAAGCCCGTCTTAACTTAGACGGCGACGAAATACACGAAAGTGAGGAAATCCAAATGTCCAAAATCAAAATTGATTCTGTGGAATTTGAAGTAGCTGACGCTGTTGCTGCACACATCAACGCGTTGACTGCTCGTGCTGACTCTGCAGAAAGCAAAGTGACTGCTTCCAAGGTTGAGCTGGACGGCATTAAAGCTGAACTGGCTACTGCTAAAACTGACGCTGCGGACACCAAGACCAAGCTGGACGGCATGACTGCTGAACGTGATGCGCTCCAAACCAAGCTTGACGCTGCTGAAGCTGACAAGAAAGCAGCTGTTGAAAAAGCGGTTGACGACACTAAAAAAGAAATCAAGGAACGTGCAGAACTGGAAGAAAAGGCTAAGAAAGCTAAGGTTGAAAAGACTGACGGTCTTTCCAACGCAGAGCTGAAAATCGCTGTTGTTAAGGCTGTTCGTGGTGATTCCTTCAATGCCGACGGCAAGTCCGAAGACTACATCAATGCAGCTTATGAATTTGCAGTAGCTGACCTTGTCAAAGCTGACAGCAATCCTGTAGTTACTCAAATGCAAAAAGCCAAAGCTCAACAACAACGTAAAGACGGCGAAGTCAAGTATGATGCTGACGAAAGCCGCAAATCAATGATTGCTAATGCCCAAAAGAAGGAGGGTAAATAATAATGCAAACCAACTACAATCCCATCATGGCTCCTGCGCTGGTTGGTCAAATCGCTGACCTTTCCATTAAAGTAATCGACAGCTTCGCAGCAGAAGCTCCCTTGTATCCCGCTAATGTTGTAATGCGTGGCACTGACCCCGGCAAACAAGTTAAACCTGTGGCAGCTGAAGGCGACTGCGCTAAAGCTATCGGTATCGTTGTACACGAACACAAAGAACAAGAAGACCCGTATTTCCCCATCGGCTACTGCGTTAACGTAATGACCAAAGGCCGTATCTGGGTAATGTGTGATGGTGCTGTTGACGCTGGTGCCAAAGCAAAATTCGATGCTGTGAACGGCGTGTTCTCTGCTTCCAATGGTGCTGAACTCGGCATTCCCTGCGTATTCGTTACCGGTACCAAAGCTGCTGGCTTGGCAGAAGTGCAAATCGGTTAATTAGGAGGTACACTACAATGACCATGAAATATGATGAACAAGACCTTTGCGCGATCCGTGCGACTGGCCTCTTGAAAAATGATGCTGCAAACGACGAAAGCATCTTCTTTGCGCAAGAACTGCAAGTTGTTAAGGCTAAGACCTATGACGTAAAAGTTCCGGAAAACAACGCAATGAAAATCTTCCCCGTGGCTATGGACACTGACCCGGGCGCAGATACCATTGCTTTTGACAGCTACGATTCCGTAGGCATGGCAAAAATCATTGCTTCTTATGCTGATGACCTGCCGCGTGCTGACATTAAGGCTACCCGTACCGTTGCTCGTGTATTCGGTATCGGTACTTCTTACGGCTACAATACCAAAGATATCCGTCACGCTCGTATGACTGGCAAACCTCTGGTTACCCGTAAGGCAGAAGCAGCTCGTCGTGCTAACGACCAACGCATTAACCAAATCGCTTTCAAAGGCGACAAGGAACATCAAATCGTTGGTATCGTTGACCATCCGAACATCTCTGCTTATGTTCCTGCTGCTGGTGCTTCCGGCAAAATTACCTGGGCAGACAAAACTGCTGATGAAATCTTGGCAGACATGAACGGCATTGTTACCTTGATTGTGGAATCTACCTATGGCGTGGAAATTCCCGATACCTTGCTGTTGCCCATCGAAAAATACCAAAAAATCAGCACTATGAAAGTGCCTGACACCAATGGTAAAACCGTACTTAACTACTTCCTCGAAAACAATCCGCACATCAAGGAAGTTAAACAAGTACACGAAATGAAAGGTATCGGTACCGATGGCGCTGACGTTATGATGGCTTATCGTAACGACCCGAACGCTCTGGAATTGACCTTGCCGTTGGCGTTCACCCAATATGCTCCGCAACAAAAAAATCTTGAATTCGTAGTTCCCTGCGAATCTTCCATTGCGGGCATCCTCGTTTACTATCCGATGTCCATCGCTAAATGCGAAGGCATCTGATTACTTTTTAGCACTCACTCAGACTACGGCCCAACGCTCTTTCGAGTAGTTGGGCTTAACTTTTAGAAAGGCGGTTACCTCTTATGTTTATTAAAAATACCTGTGCACGCTTGATTGCAATCGGTGATGTCCGTATCGCTCCCAACAAAGTGGAAGAAGTTGCAGACAGCTTTGCAGAAAATCCTGTAATCAAGAACTACATCAAGGCGAAGGAACTTCGTATCGTTGATTCTATCGAAGAAGCGGAAGCTGAAGCCAAGGAAGAAGCTGAAAAGGCAGAGGCTGAAAAAGCCGAAGCAGAAGGCGAAAAAGCTTTGGATAAGATGACCAAGGACCAACTGGTGGCACTGGCTGAAGAAAAAGGCATTGACCTTACCGGCGCTGGTACCAAGGCAGAAATCATTGCGTTGATTAACAACGCTGAATGACATGTCTTGTAATTGCAGCTGTGACTGCTGTGATGAAAGCAGGTTCCTTGAACTGTTCCACTTCATTGCGCCTGAACTGAACGAGCCTGACGACCGTATCTTGATGATGAAGAAGCTGTGCGAGCCTCTTGTCAGCAAGTGCCAGTTCGGCGAACTGTACGAGCAGGCCTTAGTTAATCTTGTTGCACACAAGCTTGTGATTAGGAAGGTTGTCGAGGAAAGCTCAGACGGCTCTATGTCAAGCAAGCTCGTCGCAGGTAGTGTTATAAGCGAGAAAGAGGGTGACCTCGCTCGCTCCTATGGCTTTACAGGCTCTGGAAGCGATAAGGGCAGTGGGGACATGGACCTGCTGGAGAAAACTGCCTACGGCTTGGAATACAGACGCATTAGGGATATGTGCGTACTTGCCGTGGCAACGAGGTTTGGTAGTGGCTGTTGTTGACGACAAGCGTAAATGGCTTGAATTCGTAAAGTCACTGCAGAGCCTTGATGATGCTTGTGTTACTGTCGGTGTCCAAGCTGACGGCAAAAAGACCAAGGATGGAAAGATGGACATGGCACGGCTTGCAGCTGTGCATGAGTTCGGCGCAACTATAATCCAGCCACCAAGGGCAATAATCACCTATCGCAGAATACGCAAGGATGGAAGCTTCGCACGTAATGGTCGCTTCGTCAAACGGCGAAGCGCTAACTTCATGCAAACTCACTACGGTATGAGTAGCACCATCATCATTCCCGAAAGAAGCTTTATTCGTTCAGCTTTTGACGAGAACGAAGAAAAAATAGGTGACATTGCCTGGACCGCAGGTGAAGCCGTCGTAAAAGGTGCATTGACTAGTGATAATGCGCTGAAACTGGTCGGGCAAGAGGTTCAAGGAATGGTTCAACGTAAAATCGATACAGGACCTTTCGTGCCTAACTCGCCCGCTACCATTCGGCGCAAAGGAAGCAGTAAACCTTTGAAAGATACTGGTCGATTAAAGCAATCTATTCGTTACAGTATGCTGAAAGGTTGGAAGAATAGAAATGAGTAGTTTTCGTAAAAAGTTAAAAGTTTTTCGCGTGAATGGTAAACCTACGCTTGGCGCTGACGGTATCTTCCGTGATGCTCCCGTAGTGGAGCTGCACGTACTGGCGAGTGTACAGCCGTTAAAGGCTACGGAAATGCAGGCTCTGCCTGAAGGTCGCCGTGGTGCAAGAGCGGTTAAGGTTTATTCTGACACGGAGTTATACATGGCTGAACAGATGACTGGCCAACAGGCTGACAGGTTCGTGTGGCTTGGCAGAATGTATGAAGTCATCGGTTGCGATGCTTATCAATGCGAAGTAATCAGCCATTATAAGTCTTTAGCCGTGGAGGTGACAACGCATTGAGCTGTGGTAATAAAAGCGTGCGCTTGAAGGTGCTGACCTTCTTCGCACAAACACTGCACAAACTCTTTCCCGGTTGGAACGTGGTGCTGGCAAAGCAAGACATTGCGGTAGAGTTTGATAAATACATTGTCATTGACCTTTTAGCCGAGCGTGGACTTGGCGTTGAGGAACGGTGGAACGAAGACGCTGGAGAGGTTAGGGTAGTGGAGCTGGTCGAAGCTACGCTGAGCATTACCGGCATTGGCAGGGGAGCAATCGAAACCTTGTCGATGATTGAAACTAACCTGTGCAGACCTACTATTGTAGATGAATTTTTCATTGCCAACATTGCGGTAAATCGTTTCAGTGAGACCCAGGACATCTCCGAACTGCTCGATAGCAGGAAATGGCAGGAGATGGGCAACATTGACTTGACCATATCCTATGACAGACAGGCAATTGACGAGCCTGGCTGGTTTGACAAGGTTATGGTTGGCGGTTTACTGCTCCATGGCGGAAAAGACAAGCCCAAGACGGGCAAAATTGAGTTTATCTCAGAAATTGAAATTGATAAGGAGATTTGAGAATGGCAAATATTGATAGAGTTGTAAATGTTCAAATCGCTCTTAATACTGCCGGGATTTCCAGCGAGGGCTTCTCTACCATGATGGTTGTCGGTCCTCATGCGAATTGTTTGGAACGTGTTCTCAACGTGACTGACAGCGACGAACTGCTTGAACTTGGTTTTCGAGCAGACGATCCTATCTATATTGCTGTCAACGATGCGTTCAGTCAAACTCCGAGGCCGAGAGAAGTTAAAGTAGGTCGTATCCAATGCGATACCACTAAACTTAAACTTGTCTCCAATGCGGTTGTTAACGGTAGTGTTTATTCAGTAACCATTGCAAGCCTTGGAGCAAACAGTAATCTCGTAGAGAAAACCTTTGCTTATACCGCAACCGGTGAAGAAAATGTTGAAGCAGTTCTTACTGAGTTGTCCAACGTAATTATGGCAGATGAGGAAGTGAATACTGTTTATGCAGCTTCAGTTCTTGAAGAAGAACTAATCATCAAAGCTGTTGACCCGACACATTCCTTTGTCGTGAGTGGTAATAACTTGATTGATATTACTTCTGTTGAACAAGCGTCTAATCTCAGCCTTGCTGAAAATATGGCTCTCATCACTGCTGCAGATGATGACTTCTACGGCATTATCTACACCAGCCGTAAACAAGCAGACATTCTTGAAATGGCGGACTGGACGGAAGCGCATACCAAACTGTATGGTACTGCGATTTCAGAAGCTGCAGTTCTTAACGCTGAATCAGATACCGACACCGGTAGCTTGCTTCAAGCTCGTAATTACTTCCGTACCCATTGGTGGTATCACGAAAAGGCGGAAACTGAATTCCCTGAAATTGGCATTATTGCACGTTGCTTCGCAGTTCTTCCGGGTGGTGAAACCTGGGCTAACAAACAATTAGCTGGCTTTACCACTAACAAGCTTCGTGAAAACGAATATAACGTGATTACCAAGAAGAACGGCAATACCTTTGAGCCGTTCCGTAATATTTCCATTACCCAAAACGGCAAGGTTGCCGCTGGTGAATGGATTGACGTAATCCGTTTCCGTGACTGGCTCGAAGAAACCATCAAGACTGAGATGTTCAGCATGCTCATCAATCGAGACAAGCTTCCGTACACTGACAAGGGTATCGGTTTGGTTGAAAGCGTTTTGAACAGCGTGCTTGCTCTCGGTCAACGTCGTGGCGGTATCGCTCCGACAGAGTATGACGAATACGGCAACAAGAATGCAGGTTATGTAATCGAAGTACCGCTTGCAGCTAACATTTCTGCGAACGTCAAGGCTCAACGCGTATTGCGTGATGTTAAATTCACCGCAAGACTGGCTGGCGCTATCCACGTTGTAGAAATCACCGGTTCTTTGACCTATGAAAATCTGATTATTGCGTGAGGTGTGAATTATGAGTGCCCTGAAAACTTATGACCCTAAAAAGGTAAATGTTATTTATGGTCCTGTAATCATGACCGGCTTTGCAGAAGGTACTTTCGTCAATGTTGAAACCAGAGGAGAAGGCACCGAAGCCATTGTTGGCTGTGACCAAGAAATTGTAAGAAGCATGAGCGTTGACAGCGTTCTGAAGCTTGTTACTGTGACCTTGCTCCAATCCTCTGACAGCAACGACAAATTGAGCCTGCTTCATGACGCAGACAATGTCTCCCAAAAAGGCTTGTTGCCCTTGGCAATCAAAGACCTTAGCGGTAGAAGCGTAATGATGTCTGACCAGGCGTGGATTGTAAAGAAACCTACCTTCAAGCGTGGCAAGACTGCAAGCGACGGTGCGCTTGAGTGGCAATTCCTTGCTGTTGTTCCTGACGAAGCATTTTTGATTGGTGGTCATGACTAATGGAATTAAAATCTCGTGAAATTGGCAGTAACAAATATTATGTCCGTGAATTCCCGCCTTTGGAAGCATTGAAGCTTTTGGGTGACCTGCAGGCCGTAGTGACCTCTTCACTCGGTAGTGTAGGAATTGAGCAGGACGACAAGCCCTTGCTCGAAAAAGACATCAATGTTGGCTCTGTAATCGCAGGTATCGGTGGCAAGCTTGACGGTGCGACACTCGTAGGCTTTGCTGACCGTATCTTGAAAAAAGACTATGTGAGCGTTCAACGTGAATCTGACGATACCCCCGTAAGACTTGACCGAAACGTATTCGATGAAGTCTTTGCCGGCAGGGTATCAGAAATGCTTCAAGTGATGTACTTCGTCCTCGAAGTAAACTATTCCGATTTTTTCGGGTATCTTCCGAGCCTCTCTGGTGTCCTGAACAAGGCGGCGAAGAAGAAATAAAGATACCGGGTAAGCTTAGCCCTGACCTAATCCGCGAAATGGTCGTGTATCGTCCGCTTATGGCAGGACTTGTTACGTGGACGGAGATTAAGTCAGGGGTAGTAACCCTGTATGAACTACAAAAAATGGTCGCTCTGCTTGATATGAAGAGCGACACAGAAGCACATTATGCGAAAGCTTCCCAACAAGACGAAGGGAAGGTGAATAAATGGTAATTAGAGATTTACTTGTTGCCATCGGCTTTAAGCTCGACAAGAATTCACTTGTAGCTGCAGATGCGAAAATAGGAAATCTTAAAAAAGGGCTTGGCAGTATTGAAACTGCAGGTTCAAGGGCAGGTCGTAACTCCGGCAGGGCAATTGCAGATATTGGCAACAGTGCTGATAGAGCAACATCAAAGGTTGACGGGCTTGTCAACGGCATGTATAAGCTTGCTGCGTTTACTGGCATTACCTTTTCTTTGGGTAATGTCATAAGCATTGTAGACGAGTGGAAGGCTATCAACGACCAGGTACGCAACGTATCCGACAGTCAGGAAGAGTCGCTATATGCACAGCGTGAAATCTACCGCATAGCACAAGCTACGCGTCAACAGTACCAGTCTACGGCAACGCTTTATGCTTCCGTGGCTTCAAGCTCTAAGGAGCTTGGAAAGAGTCAGGCAGAAGTGCTTGCATTTACTGAAGACGTTTCAAGGGCTATGGTGCTTGGCGGTGGTTCTGCGCAAGGTCAGCAGGCGGCGCTTGTTCAGTTAGGTCAAGCACTTGCCTCTGGTGTACTTCGTGGCGACGAACTGAATTCAATCCTTGAACAATCCCGTAGGCTGGCACGTGCCATTGCTGACGGTATGGGTGTTTCCGTTGGTCAGTTACGCAGTATGGGCGCAGAAGGCAAACTTACTGCTAATGATGTGTTTATGGCTATCAGAAGTCAGTCTGATGTGTTGCGGTCCGAAATGGGCAGGACACAATGGAGAGTTGACCAAGCTTATACACGTATGCTGAATGCTGCAGGCAGATTTTTCGATAAAATCGAAAAGCGTACCGGTGCGGTCAGCATGATTGCACGAGGGCTTTCAAACGTTGCTACCATCATTGAGAACGTTGACATTGACAACTTCGTGGCAGGATTTAGGCTTCTTGTGATTTACGCAGGCGCTTTTCTTGCCGTTTCCAAGTTTGGGGCAATCATTACGATGTACCAAACGCTCAAAGCAGTGCTGATTGGTGTTAGGAATGCTTACCTTGCTGCACAAGGAGCTGCTGTTGCCTATAAATGGGCAGGACTGCAGGCTGCAGGTGCTTCATTGATTGCATTCGCTAAATTTGCCTTGATAGCACTTGCAATAACTGCTGTTATTCTTGCAATTCAGGACTTCTACACGTGGGTTAAGGGTGGCAAGAGTGTGCTCGGCAGTGCTTTTGGCGAATGGAACGAGCTTGTTGACAGCGTTAAGTCAAAATGGGACGAGGTTACGCAAGCTGTCTCTGACTTCCTTGACATGCGTATCATCGATATGGTTAAGGCGTGTATTGGCTGGATTGGTGAGCTTCAGGACAAGGTAGCTTCGCTAAATATTCGTGAACGCGTTAACAAGTGGTGGGAAGCGAACGTGTCTGCTCCCGTTAATGAAACCATAAGCGGTGTTGCCAACGGCGCAACCGCACATGGTCCTGCGCTTAGCTCACAACAACAGGAAGCCTATGGACATATGATTGGCGGACTGATGGGCGATAATGCCAAGACGGGCAATGTTGCCGTGAACAGGTACGCTGCTTCCAACATCGTGAATACTGCAAGCAAACGTAGCTATGCTGACAACAGCCAGCACACCAACTACGTCAACGTCAACGTCAAGACCAACGCTTCTCCTGAGCGTATCGGTAACGCTGTTGCTGACAGCATATCGAACATTGGTTATGACGCAGGCTTTGGCTTCGATTCACCGGCAACGGAGGCGATTTAGATGTTAGCTGATATCTTAGGTATCAATCCCAACAAGCCGACACAGTTCGGCAAGCTGAGCGTTGACATCGTGCGTTCCTATGAAGTTATGTACGAGCAGGACGTGTCAGCACACCCCGTTGAGGACGGCTCAGAAGTCCATGACAACATCGTAAACAAGCCTATGCGTGTCAATATGACAATTGGCATTTCCTCGCTTCCTGTGACGTGGATTTGGACAAATGGTACGGGTAAGCACAAGTTCAGCGACGGACTTGCGGCGCTCGAAGCCATACGTAACGCAAAACAGCCTGTTAC